CAAATGAGTGATTAAAGGTACTGCCATTTGGCAATGTGCTTTTTAGCTTCAAGTCAGGGCTAATACAATAATTGCGTACAGTTAATAATAATAACAGCTTATCCTCAAATGTTATATCCATTCCAGTAATATCTGGACAAAGATCCTCTAATATAGAATTATACTGTTGTATAGTCTCTTTCTTATCAACATTATACAAGCTTTTAACAAGCTCTCTATATTGTTTATAATAGAGCTCTTTTATCTGTACCTCAGCTTGCTTGCTAGGTAGATAAGCATTTAACTTAAAAGGCATTACGTATTACTTTATCTCGTACGTGGTATATGTCCAGGTAGTCTTAACGTTACGGGACTTGGCTGGGCCATATGCAAACGTACCACCCTCAACTGTTATAGGTACCGCATTTTTAAACGTTACTGTTTTACGATTCGGTAAGGTACCACCATTAGGATTACGTTTATCTAAAAATGCTACGATAATGTCTGTCTTAAAGTTTTGACTTGCTGCAGTTATAGTATTAGGGTTACGTGCGAACAAACCGTAATGAGAAGCAGCAATAACCCAAGGTCTTAATACATAATCAATAAATGATTGATTTGTTTCTAGAAAACTTATTTCGACATTTGTTACATTCGTTCTACCCGTTAATATAGTCGCACCTAAAAACCCGCCATAATTAGAAGCTGTATTAGCTGCTTCTTTACCGCTAGCTGCAATTGAACCACCCATTTTATCTGCTCCAACTGTTTCTCCAGGAAGTGTAATACTATTTACAAAAAATACATCATCTTTGTTTATACTTTTCCAATACTGTATACGGCTAGCAACATCAATTCTATCTAAACCTAAATCTGTTGTTTCCCCTGCATTTGTAGAGTATGCGTTATTTAAGTTTGAAATTATATTACTAGAACCGTCTTGACCCTTTAAGTTTGTAAACCCTACAGCAAAGTTTGCTTCTATAGGTATATGAAAATTCGGGTCTGAAAGAACCTGAGTCAGAAACGTATTGTTTATATCGGCCATTTTACCTTCTTAAAGAAGCACTAGTACGAAGCATATGTTTCATTAGTAACTAAATCTTTTGCTTCCCATGTTTGATAACCAAGAGTTACTTTAAATTCTTGTACTTTACCAGAACCATCGAGATTGTATGTAATGCCTGGAGTTGAAACAACAAATAAACCATTTAAAGTATATTGTACAACTGTTTCTAAATTATCATCAATTACATCAATTTGTGCTAAACTGCTTGTACCGGGTACTGGGTTAGCATTTACAGGACGTGCTTGACCAGCCGCAAGAGGGTTAGAAGAAACTTCTTCAAGTCTTTGTTCAAACCATCTCTTTAAAAATAAAACCTGATCGGTTAAAAATGTTAATTCCCATTGCTTGCTTTCACCAAAGTCTCTTGTACCGGTTGCATTAATATCTACTCCGTAATACTTAACTGTTGATATAGCTGCTTTTTTACTTGGTAAAGACATGCTCTTTAAATAAACCAAACGATCATCTCCAAGGGACTGTCCGTTAATAACTAACTGACTTACTCTAGCTTGATAATCTCTTGAAAATCCATAGTCTTGAGCTGACTGGTAGAATTGAGATAATGTTTGTTCTGTCATAATAATACTTACAGGTTAGATACTTATATTGCAGTAAAATCTTGGAAGGCAAACGTAATTCTAGTTTTAGCTACTTCTCCTGTACCTGATATGTCGTATTCAGAAGCATTAATTACTGTTGGATATACTCCATTTAAAGTATAAGATCTAGCAACCCTTACTGGAATGTCTTTAGTAAAGTCTTCTGTTATTAAATTAAAAGTAATCTTACTACTAGCAAAATTTATATCACCAGCTGAGTTTGTATTATTATCGTATAATGTTTTGTTCCACGTTTCAAATATAGACCTTATAGTAAGGTTAGCATCTGTAATAAACGTTAATTCCCAAAATTCGTGCTCTGGATAACTAGCTTCCATTGGCACCACATACTCAAACGATTTATAAGGTATCTTAACTGTGCTTATCTTTCTGGAAGGTATCTTAGCTGCCTGAGCGTATACATCATAAGGTATTGCTTTAAACAGATCATCTACAGGAGAGCCTTCTATACTTTCTAACTTGAAGTTGTACTTCTTGCTAATACCATACTGGTTAACAGCATTATAGAAGTTAGTTATATTTGGCAATACATCAGGCATATTAATACTTAAGCTTTATATAACAAAAAAACCTGACTTTTCAGTCAGGTTTATTGTTGATACAATCTGTATCTTATTCGTGTCTCCAGTAGTGATAAGCTAAAGTAGCATCGAATGTTAAAGGTGCGCCTGTACCTGCAATATCATACTTTACTGCACCGAGCTTTTGGATATATGCTCCGTATAGTTTATATGTATTGAGTACGTTTAATTTATCATCGATAAGGTTTAATTGAATAATTGATTCAGGACCTCTTACTGATAGATCACCAGTGCTGGTGTTATCATCAAACGTCTGGTTAATTTGCCAATCTTCGAACTTCTGACGAAGTATACCGCCTTTATCGTTACGGAATGTTACTGTCCAACCTTCACTGCCAGGATAGGTTACTGTACCAGGAAAGTTAAACTTTAAACCCATATATGTAGCGTTTTGATTAGTAATATCTCTGCCAGGTAATGTTGCAGTTGTAATGTAAACGAAATCGTCTTCATTAAACGTGTCGTTACCGATAGAGACAACACGTAGCATATAATCCCTTGCGAAATCTCTTTGCTGTGCTACACGAAAGAAGTCTTGTATTGTTTGTGACATATTAAATATTTATGTTAAGGTTATTGTAATAACTCTTTGAAGTCTTGAGATGTCTTAGTGCAGTAGAAGTTTACTAAGATAAACTCTGCTGTACGAACTGGCTTTACGTAGATGTCTACTACAAGCGAGTTGTCATCAACAACATCAGGTGTGTTATTAGTATTGTTACATACAATTAAGTAATCGTATATACCTTGGGAATTCTTTGCTAACTTAAACACGGGGTCAATTGTATTGACTAGACGGTTTTGAGTAAAGGATGTGTTAGGTTCAAATACGAAGAACTTACTTGTATTAAGAACTGATTTTTCCAAGAAGATAAATAGACGACGTACGTTAATACGGTCAAATGCACTTGGAGTCTTTAATAAGGTCTTTTGTCCGTATATTGAGTAGCCTTCATTTGGGAAGTTTACTACAGGGTTAACAGAGATCTTATAAAGTAAATCGCGTTGTTTTTGTTGCGGGTTAATTGCGATATCAGAAATGCCGGTAATTGTACCACGATTTAAACCAGCAGGTGCACCCCATGGATAAGCTACTGCATCATTATTTGTATAAGCTGCTGCAGCAAAACCAGAGAATGGTAACCAAACTGCTTTACCTGAGAAGCTATCTGTAAACTTTACCCAGTTACCATATGTTGTAGCATAGCTTGTATTGTAATTGGTATAAAGATTGCGTAGAGGCCAGTAAATGTTGTTTGAGAAGTTATTTGTTCTATCTGTTAATGTCTTGAAGTCTGCACCTTGTACGAAAATATGACGTAGTGGGTCAGAAATAAAGATACAATCCTTACGTACATTTGTTGTGAACTGTACGAACTGTTGTGTAATTGACTGCCATGTACCCACTGGATCAGATGCAGCAGAACCAGGGCTATAATTACCTTGATTGTTCGCTAAGCCTGATGACGAGAAGATAGCCGCCTCTAAGTCGCTAGAGAAGAATGTATCGTCGTATGTATTGCTTGGGTTGCTTGTTGACATACCAGCTACACCTGCAATTGTTGATACACCACCGTCAACTACTACGTCAATGTCATAGATGTCTGCGTTTGAAGCAATATCTAAAATGTTTGCTACTTTAGCACCAATATTACCAATGACCTTGGTACTTGTTGTGAAGTCGATTGATGGAGCATAAACACCTAATGGGAATAATGCATCTGCATTCCAATAACCAGCTGTCCTAATCGTACTGGACATATCTGTAGAAGTTAATACTCTAATAGCTTTTTGTGCGTTACCGTTAACGTCTAACCAAGCTGTGTTGTTAGAAATATTTGGGTTAACTAATACTGTAAGGTTAGTTGAATTACCGTTAATAACATTGCTTACGAAATCGTTTTGAGGAGCACCACCGTTAATATCTTGCACTGTACGGTTAGCATAGAATGAAGTTGCGTAACCTTCAACAAGATTGTATTCTAGTAATAATGGGTTAGCAGCAAAAGGTGAAGTCTTAAGCTTAAACAACGAGAGAATTGCAATATCGTTATAGCTTGAAGAACCGTAAGCTGTTACGTCATATTGAGGAATGTTTTCAATTACACGAGAAACACTGATAAAGTTATCACTTGATAATGATTGTACTTTAAAGTCTAAACGAGTTGCAGGTATTTGGGTGTATGTTGCTGTGTAACCTGTAGTTGTAATTGAAACAGCGCTTGTAGCAGCTGTATAATTCGTGCTTGGGTTAATGTTACGGTTATCAGCTAAGTTTAAATAAAGACCTTCAAACTTTTCATTGATAGTTGTTTGAGCTTCGTTAAGCACTACCATACCAATACCAGCATTAGTTAATGAACTTGCACCTGTAATAGCTGATGGGAATTGACCTGCACCCATTCCGTTCCAAGCAATACCATTTTGTTTAATGTTATTGTAATCTGATGGAGACAACTCAATAATAGTTGGACGAGTTAAATAGAACGAACTTGCTGTAGAAAGCATCGTAGCTGATGTAGATGCATTATCTAATGTTTGACCAGGTTGTAAAGGAATAACTGGAAATACTAATGCGCTATATTTACTTGAATTGTAACCATCTCCTAAATCAGCACCGTAAGGTAAACGAGCTACGTTTACTTGTGCGTTTGTACCGCCTGTAAATAATTGATTAACCGTGTAATAAAAATAACGTTCAGCGGCATTTGTTGGTGCACCGAAAATATTTAAAAAGTCCGAGCTGGTAGTAAGATTTATAATCTCATTAGAAGGTCCTTGAGCGGCAAATCCAGTAACGAATATGTTAGTACCGTTTGGAACTGTAGATCTTGTGCTTAAGTCGATTTCGTTAATTTGTACACCAGGGGATTGTATTTGACGTAAGGTAGCCATAGTAGTATTATACTATTATTTAGGCGTTTTCGGAATGAAACCTCAACAAATTAAAGTAATTCTGCATTTAACTGACTAAATGAGAACGTAAAAGACGACTCAAGTTGATCAGCATCTCTATAATTGTACGTTATTCCGGTTAAACCAGTAATAAATGCTTTGCTATATGTAAAACGGATTTTATTATTATTGTATTCATCCAATCCATACACATTTATAGTTGTTTGGTATGGTTGTAAATTAGTAAGACTATTAATAACAGGTTTACCAGTTGCTCCGTAAGCGGTTGGGGAAAGATTATTCGGATCCATTACGCTTGTTTGCGAGCCGTTTATGTAATCCAACCACTTCCAAAGCACCCACCAGTTATTAAAGCCGTTATCAACAGTAAAGTTAACTGTAATTTCTGGATATTTATCTCTCTTACCTGTTGTTAAGCTTAGTGTTTGACCTGCATACGCCATACCGACAGGGCTTACAGTAGTAGGTGGTACAACAGTTCCATATACTGAATATTGTAAAGAATCTAAACTTACCTTAGTCGTATCTCTATCTAACTGATTTACTATATTAATCTGTTTTAAAGAATCAGGTAAGTCTAAAATAAGCAGAAATTTATCTTTTCTACTTTTATTAAGAACAGCTTGTTGTTGTACTGCAGGTAAAGGAGTATTGCTCATGTTATTGTTTGTGTAGATAGTATTTTCTTACTGAAGGATCCCAGCCCAAGACAATACCGCTAGTACTTAAACCACGAGGGTTTACATTTACCTTTTCCATATTCATACCATAAAAATAAGCAATTGCTTTAGCTGTATGTGGTAAAAGATAGGTTTTGC